GTAGCAGCATTAATGTCGCCATTACCGGCCATGTCTGCAAATAAATCGACTAAGCCTTCGCCAATAACTTCTTTAGCGTTAGCCGATGCAACGGACAATTTATCTATAGATCCAGCAAAAGTTTCTATGTAGGCCTTGCCTGCACCTTGGCTTTGTTTAATAAGTATTGCTTGTATTTCGGCAAAATCTTTAGTAGCTAGTTCTGCATCGGTTAAGCCTGTGTTTAATTGTTTTAACCCTTTGTAGTTGCCTACGTAGGCACGAGATAAGGTATTAATTACAGCTGAAAATTCTAGGCCATTAGCCCTAGCGAGATCGACCGCTAAGGCCATTAACTCCTGGGTCTTAGTAGTTGAAACAGTTACCTTTGATAACTTTGCATAGGCTGGCCGTAGTTCATCATCTAAAATGCCAGATTGTTCCTCTAGCTTGCCTATAAAGTATTCTGCATTAGTAGATTGATAAGCCAAGCCTAAGTTTTTAAGGTTTTGACGTAATACTGTTATAGCTGCATCATCCTCAGCAAATGCCTTTATAGATGCTTTAGAAAAATTAACTACGGCTCTAGTGCTAAATGCTAAACCAAACGCACCAGCTAGTTTTTTAACATTTTTGGTAAGTTTTTGTGTAGCTGTATCGGCATCTTTAAATGCTTTTTTGCCTACAAATTCAGCTACTAAATCTACTCTTACGGATGGATCAATTGCCATTAGTTATACCCCACGGCCGTATTAAATTTTTCCCGGGCAGACTCAATAGCTTTAATAACAGCTGCGTTAGTCTTGCCACCATCCTCGGCCCATGCACGAAAGATTGCGCGGCCTTTCATTTTGCGTGATCTACGGCCTCTACCTGTTTGATTATTAGCATCTACAATACGGCCGTATTGGTTGATGGCCTGTACAAATATTGAACCAGCCTCAGGGTTACGGCTACGGCCTTGATTAGGGCCAGCCGCTACAATATTTGCGCCTTGGTTATAACCTGGGCGTTGCACAATAAATGATGATCCCTGCTCACGGCCATAGGCATGTACACGGCCAGCGGTCTCATAAATTGCACCAGATGCAGATGCATTTTGAATACGCGCTAAGGATCTAAAGCCTTGGCGGTTTACCCTGCTTGGCGTAGTTTTATAACCTACGCCGCCCTTAGCTGCGCGGCCATCCCATACTGGGAATTTGCCATTACCCGATGCTTTACCCCAACCCGATAACGGGGCTTGCGATGGGATAAAGCCACGGGCTTTAGACACAATAGGTTTAAGCAAACTAGCCATTTCTTTTTGTGTTTCTTTAGCTAGGTCTGGCGTAAATTTCTTCAACGCTTTACGGAGTTCAATGCCGCCTTTTACCGTTACTGGCATCTTTGATCTCCTTAGCTCTATCTTTCATGGCCTGCAGTAGTGCTGCAAACATCCTGCTATCTAAACAAATTAAATCTTTAGGCGGTATTCCCGTTTCCAAACTTACCCGTGCGATCAAGTAAGTAAACGAGTCACGCCTTATGCTTCCGGGTCATCGTCTAAAACTTCTACCTTTTTAAGTGTCTTTAGAAATTCTGCGCCGAACATTGGCACGGTCTCGCCTGCAGCTCTTAGACACTCCCACGCTAACCAGTACACATCTGTTTGCTTTTCATCCTCGCGGAAAGCGCGGTGAAAACCTTTTTTTGCGTACAGCTCGAACGCGTATTCGATCGATGGCGTTACCTGATGCTCAGATACGTTGCCATCCGACTTTGTTACTTTTAACTTAGCCATCTTTTAGCCCCTTAGTTTTTTATCAGGAAGTGGTAATTATGATTGGTGAATTACAAGTAAATGTAATCGATTGTGTAGCGATGTCTGCAACAGCACCGTTAATATCTGTGGTGTTGTTTACAAGGATTGTGGTGCTGTATAACGGATTAGTTGCAGATACGGCTGCGCTTGTCTGCTTTAGCGTGATAGGTACTGTTGTACCCCATGCAGCTTGTAGCGTTGCGTTTACGTTTGCCGCAGCTGTGTCGCTTAGGAAGTCCAGCGTTATGGTAGAAGCTTCTAGGCCCTTCACGAATTTGTGACTAGTATCGGCCATCGCTGTGACTTCCAATTCGTCAAAGGTACGGTTAATTGTTGCGCTTGTGACATGGTCAGTTAGTACGACTGAGTTAAGTGTCACTACAACAGTATTATTTAAATATACGGCCATTTAATTATTCCTCGGTTTTCTCGGTTACAGGTGCTTTAGGTTTTGTTTCTTTTACTGGTGGTTCTGTGATCTGCCCAATTTTAATTAAAAAGGCAATATCCTCATCTGTGTATGACATGGTTTAACTCCAGCTCGTTAGTATGGATATATTAAATTCAGCGGTTAAAAGATCGCCGCTATCTGCATTTAATACACCGGGCGCGCTAACGCTGGTTATATTAAATACAAGGTTTGATGCAGCTAGTTTTGTATAGGCTGCAACGATAAAATCTTCGATGCCTTGCAGGTTGCCCTGGTTGTCAAACATTGGCACGGTTAGCAAAATCTTAAAATTAGCCATAGGCGAAATAGTTATGTAACTATTATTGCTAGGCGTTAAGTAAGGATCGGCTGGGATTACTACGCAGCTGTTAGCCAGGATGGTTGCAGGTGGGTATGCAAATACCGACCAGACTCCATTATTAGTTAAAGCTGTTGCAATCGTGCTACGCAACGTAGTAATAGCAGCGGTAGGCATTTACCCCACCATGCTATTTGGGTTCATGTACGGGGCTAGTAGGCCGCGTATCTTGCCTATCATGCTGTTACCCATGCGGTAAGGGGATGGGCTAAAACCATCTAGTCCTACGCCGCCTGTCTGTGATACTTGGCGCGCTTGCCAAATATCTACGGCCAAGATCATCGCAGCTTCTCTAACGCTTGCTGTGTTTACGTAGGCAGCAGTCTTTGTATCTGCACCTGTAACGCTGCCATAGGGGAGTACCCGTCTAAAGTTTTGATCTGCTGCAACCTTTGCATACTGTATAAAACTATAACCTTGTGGATGCTGGTAATAGTTAAGTTGCATATTAAACGCTGGCAAAATATTAGATGTACCTGTAGAAAATGGAATAGTTGCAGTAATTGTGTAGCTGCCGTTAAAGGTTGATCCAGCCCCGGCAATACTTACTGTCTCACCTGTAGTAAATATGCCGGGGTTAGCGATCATTACAGTTGCAACATTACTTACCAATGCAGTACCCACTACTGGCGCAGAATCGAACCAAAGGAAACTGTTAATTTGATCTTGCGCGGCTTGGCAGCAATCTTCGACTGTTGGATCTGTGTAAAGAGAACCGATACCTAAATTGGCACGTAGCTCGGCTACGGTAACGTAACTAGCTGGCATCGGTACTCCTTACTTACATCGGGTCGGTAGGGCAAAGGGCTAATGCCCTACCGACTATTAGGGTTAGGGCTTAGGTGAAGTTGTAGCGGATAATTCCCTTAGGCATCTTGGCGATTGTTGCCATGTAGCCATAGATTGCTACCTGTACCTGTAGGTTGCTTACAACATTTACTGACATGTAAGCCTGTGGTGATTGATAAACTGTAAAGGCTTCTGGTGCAAGAATAATTGCTGAGTCATCAACAGTTGTTGTTGCTGCAAAGTTCTTATCAACATATAGATCAAGGCCTAGTACGTTACCGCGGATTGAGCCAGGTTGAGTCAATCCACCAGCGTTCATTGGCTGTGATGCTGAGTAAATTGGGCGGCCAGTTGTATCTGATGCACTCATCAATAATTGCCATTGTGATCCGTTGGCGATGTAGTTCTGTGCATAGTAACCAGTTGCCTCATATACCAGGCGAGCAGCTTCTGATGCGTAACCGATGATGCCTGCAGATGTAGCAGCCTGTGCAGTAGTTGCAACAGTACCAGCTGTAATAAGTGCAGCATTAACTGTTGTATCAAGTGTCTTTAGGTAAGCATTTTGTAGTTGCTGTGTTAGTTCAGCATAGAAATTAGGATCTGAACGTTCTAGCAATTCAATACTAATGGTATTCATGCCACTGTACTTAGAAATTGTTCCAGATAAATATTCTGTAACCATACCTGTATTGGCAACTGCGCCGCCTTCGGCTTCAACTGTTACAACTGGTGCAACACCTGATTTACCGCCTGCTGATGTAACAAGAGATGGCACGTTAATTGTCATGCCGCTTGCTGGCAATACGCCGCGTGAACATGCATCAATAGATGGTGTTCCAAAACGTGTATTTGTTGGAAATTCTGATAGGTATTGTGTTGGGCTAAATGCTGGGTTAGTGCTGAAATCATCATCGGCTGCAGTAATGTAAAGCATTGAATCCTGGTTGCCTAGGGCAGCCTTGATCTTATGCTCTGTGTACTTGGCCATAGATGTAATCGGTGTACGGACTGTCTGGCTGTCTAATACGGATGGGCGAATAATCTGGCGAGCTGCTTGAACTGGTGCAGCCTCGACTGGTTTTTCTGCCGGTACATCCGGTGTATCAATAGGGGCTGTAGTCACAGCTGCCTCGCTTTCGGTTTCGGTTTCGGTTTCGATTTCTACGATTGTCGTATTGATCGTTGTTGTTTTTGTGCTGTTACTCATCGCTGCTTCTAGTTCAGCTTTAGCCGCTGCAATATCAGTTACGGCCGCTGAATCGAAGGCAGCCGACTCCACAAGGCTTACTTCTTTCAGGACTGCAGCGGTAACCAACAGGTAACCCTTCATCTGCTTAGACGCGGATACATCCACGCCTACGGATAAGCCAGATACAAGGTTTTCCTGAGCTAGTACAAGTGCATCCTGTCCCCGGCTGCTACTTGAAATCTTGAAAGATGCATAAATGCCATCGCTACTATCTTGCACACTATTGGCCATCATGCGCCCAACAGGTTGGGTACTTTGATGCTGCATAAGCAATTTTATTTTTGCTTGATCCTCGATTGCGATTGATCCGCGTTCAAATACAACAGGGCCAGCCGATGTATAACCGACCTCGTTATATGGCGCAATTTTTCCTGAAATTACACGGCGTTCACCATCTGCCGCTTGAATCGCGTTATTAAACGTTAAGTGCAACATTTGCAGTATCTCCTGATCCATTAGGTGTTAGCTGTTCCATCGATTGCGCTTGTGCAACATCGATTAAACCTAGGTTTAACATTTTCTCTATTGCATCTAGTCGCGCCATAGTGTCTGCGCGTAAGAAAGTTTCATCAACAGCAAAGCGCACACGATTACCATGCGCGGTTATATCA